TCGTAAAGCAATGCTACCTGGATTGCAAGATTCAACAGATGAAGATCCAAGTGCAGGAAATGGAATCGCTGATGATGTTGAAGGGGAAACTAATCAAAACCTAGTCAACGCAGCATTTAGAGGTGGTGCAGCAGGATCAGGTCGTTGGTTAACTATACCTGATTACTTTAGACTAGATATTATTCGTGTAGAAGGAAAAGCAAATGCAGATGGTGAGGTAGAGATGACAGGTTCATCTCCAATGGGTTTGAAAAGAATTATGCAATTCCCTACTAGATTAGTGTTAAAAGATCTAAATTTAAACCTATCACCTAACGGTCCATACAATTCATTGAAAGATGCTCTTGATACAGGTGTGGATTATGGTCCTGCCAATTTTCAAATGACTCTAACGTTTGATGAGACAGCATTCTTAACCAAGGCATCACTAGCAGACATCTAATGGCATATTTTAAATTCCTACCTAAAGTTTACGTAAGAAATAAGACTAGGGTTGATGGCACTCAACCATATGAACTAGCAGTAAACATTTTTAGACGCATTAAAGTAAGAGATGACTTACAAGGTTCACTACTTGGTTTTATACAATATGAAATACAAGATGGAGAAAGACCAGACCAAGTTGCATTTAATATTTACAAAGATGCAGGACTTGATTGGGTTCTTCTCTTGGTAAATAATATTATAAATGTTAATGAAGACTGGCCAATGAATCGTGAAGATTTAATGGGTTATGTTCGAGATAAGTATGGTTCTGTAGAGGGAGTTAGTCACTATGAAACACAGGAATATAAAGATCCTAGTCTTGATCTCGTTCTACTTCCTGGTGGGATCACTGTTTCAGAGTCTTACCAATATACGAAACCCGATGGGTCCGTCCTTACAAAATCCCAATCTAGAAATTCTATATCCTACTACGACTACGAGTCCAAAATAAATGATACTAAAAGAAATATTTACATTCTAAGACCACAATATCTAACAGATTTTATAGCAGAGTTTAGAAGATTAGCAAGGTATCTACCCAATGCTGAGGTAGATGTTGATGGTAACAAAAAGACTGAAGGGTCACTTGCAGAGGAGTTTATCGGACTACCTAGATATAATAGACCTAGACAAAGCACCGCGTCTACAGGTTCTGCATCAGGTGGTGGTTCTTCTACTGCGTTGATAGCATCAGGTGGTTCATCAGCAGCAACAGAAACAGCAACCACTTCAACATCATCAGGTGTAACAATAAGTACAACAGATACAGATGCCTCTTCCTCTACCACTTATAGTGATACATCATCTTCTAGTTCAAGTTCCTCGTCAAGCAGTGGAGGATACGGTTCATCGAGTTCATCGAGTTCATCAAGTTCTTCATCCTCAAGTGGATCGAGCAGTTCTAGTTCTTCTGGTAGTTCTTCTAGTTCTAGCGGGTCTTCGGGATCGTCGTCAGGATCATCAGGATCATCAGGATCTTCTGGCGGTGGATACGGTGGAGGATATGGCGGTGGATACGGTGGAGGGTACTAATCCAAACAGTAGTCCAACGCTTTTTTAGCAGTATCTTTTAATCTCGGTCTCTTCCACGAAGCATAAGGAATAGTCACTAAAAATCCCAGAAGATCCGCATCAGGGTCCTCTGGGATTCCTATTGGTTCAACAAAAAATATACCTGCTCTTGCTACTACTTTCCATTGATTGACATCAACAAATCCCAACCCTCTTAAAGCACATTCTAATTTAAGAGAGTAGCATCCGTCGATTAGTTTCATTTAAAAGCACCAGTTGTCGTCTTTGTAAAAGTAACAGGGAACTCCGTGTTCGTTGTACTCATTCGGTCTGAAGTATGGTACTCTTTGTGGTACCCAACCGTAGTGATGGTGATGATAATCTCCCCATTCTCGTTTGGGTGCAGGACGATACCAACAGTTCCACTTTTCAAATGTTTTATCAAAAGCACAATGAGAAGGTTCGACTTCAAATTCTCCACTTCTTAGTCTAGTATGTGCTGATGCAACTTGAGGTGTAGCGATTGCTGCTACGAGCATTAGATGAAAGAGTTTCATAATGTAACTTCATTACCGTGTTCTGTACCTATTCTACCACGAATAAACACATCATATGCAATACATAGTCGCCAGTTTGTAGACTGGTTGCGTTCTGCCCTGTGTACTAACTGCGATGGAAACATCAACAGAGTTCCAGGTTCGGGTAGTATAGAAAATTGTTTAGCGGTTGCAGGAACAAATCCTACTACGTCTGGTTCCAATGTAGGAACAAAACAGTTCTGATAATGTGCTCCCTTGTTAAAGAACAACCTTCCACTGTCAGGGTTACACATTATATAGTAAACACCACTCATTACAGAGTTGGTATGTGAATGCCAATCACAACTGTCTCCAGTTTTATGTGATGCTGCCCAAGATCTGACTATCTCCAGTTCAGTTGTACTCTTGACGAGCAGTGTATTATAACACCAATCTTCTACTTGCTTCTGTATAAGATTGTAAACAGAAGGTAGAAAGTTTAAGATATTTTTTTCTTTTGAAATACTTTTAGTTTCAAATCTATCCCACTCCATTGTATCGAGAATAGAAAGGGTGCCTTCTGGCACCCCAATATTTTCTTCAAAGACAGGAGTTGGAAATAACTCGTGCATCATAGGGTATCAAACTATTAATCTTCCTCTGCGAGTTTCTGGAAGAAACTTAACGCATCGTCCTCCTCCTCTTTAGCAGCAGGAGTTGTTGCAGACGCAGCAGTTTTTGTTGCTGAGAATGACTCAACCTCTTCCTTCCAATTTGTGTTTGGAACAGGGGTTTCTGTGATATTTGATGTGTAGTCTGTATCGAATGAGGTTGGTTGAACTGACTGTCCAAGAACTGTCTTAAGACGTTCCTCCAACTCCTCATAAGTTTTGAAATTAGATTCATCAGTAAACTCCTTTAGAGAGTAACTACTGTTATAAATCTCCTCTAACTTAGAGTCATCAAAGTTACCTAATGTGCTAGGTGTATTGAATGATGAGTCATCATAGTTCCAGTAACCTGCAACTTGTTTGATCTTTAATTTAAAGTCTGCACCTTTCCAAAGATCAAATGGATTGATTGCGGGTTGTGGATCGTAATCATTCTCATCTGGTTGCATACGTGCAGTAAGTTTATCAAAGATACGTTTACCAAATTTGTATAAGAATACTTGACCTTCATTCTCTGGATTTAGAGGGTCTTTGATAACGTAGATGTTTGTGTAGTAAGAAAGTTTTCTCTTTTGCTTACGTGCTATCTCTTTGTCTGATTCTTTTCCACTATTCCAAAGCATAGAATTGTGTGCACTAATAGGGCATTTCTTCCCTAGAGTAGTTAAAGAATTTTCAATGAACCAACCTCCAGGTCCTTGGAATGCGTGACTCCAAACCTGTGCCCAAGGGAGTTCACTCTCTCCTTGTGGTGGTACAAAACGAATGATAGCAAAACCATTTCCTGACTTATCAACACCTGGTTTCCAGAAACGTTCGTCAGATTTGTTTCCTTTACTGTTCATTTTATTGATCTCTTTTGTAAGAGATGCAAAGTTACCAGATGATTTTTTTAAACTTGCGAATGACATAATTAGTCTGTTGTTTGTGTGTTGTATGTTTTTACTACCCCATAAGGGTAACATAATTATTTATGTGCGTCAAGTTCCCTTCTCCAAGAGTGTAAGCGTTTCTCCATATCTTCTAAGACTTCTTCAATTCGCTTGCCACCACTATAGATTTCAGTCATTTGATCTATACGAATCTTGACTTCTTCTGCTTCTTTATCTTCCAATGCCATCAACTGTAACCTACCGTAGAAGATCTTTTGTTTAGCGATAAGTTCTAATGTTTTTACGATATGTTCTTTCTTTTCCTCTGGTTTCATCAAAGGAAATCTAACAGAAAGATCATACAAATCTTTGTAGAGTTGTTGCATATTCTCCAACTCTTCTTTGATTACATCTGACTCATAAAATGGTTGTGTCATAATGGTAATACTCCTCTGCTAGTTTTTTTAACGTAATTTAATTGTTGTGCATTGTATTTAATCTTGTCTTTAAGTGGACGAGATATTAATTTGTTTACAGTTTCAATCTCGATGTCATATTCATCGCAGACAACTACAACTGCATCAATATAGTTGGTAAGTCCATTGCTATTTTTGACAACTTCCTCTACCATTCCTGAGAATTTCGCTTGTGTCATAAATTTGTCTTTAAATTCTTTCATTTGATTGTAGACATAAAGTCATCGATGTATGATCTGAGAAGATCGTAGTAGTGATCTGGATTCTTTTCAAAGACTTGAATAGTTCCATCTTCTACTGCTACAATAGTGACTATTTTGTTGATGGGAACCCCGCATCTTTCATAATACATAACTGCGTAAGCAGTTTCTTGAACGAAATAATTTTCAATCCACATTTCTTTCTTAGGTTTCGTTGACGTTTTAAAGTCAATGACAGATAACTCACCGTCAAATTCTGCTATGCAGTCAACGCGACCAGAAATGCGAAGATAATCGCTGTAGAGACAACTCTCCAGAAGGTGTATGTTATTGATCCTATTAAGTTCCTCACGGGAGGACTGAAAAAGATAAGTAGCAAGAGGATTAGTTTCATCGAATGCAACTGGTTCGTTCTTCAAATAACATTCTACCATATTATGAAACTTATTGCCACGTGAAGTAGCAGCACTTGAAATTTTTGTTGCTTGCTTTTCACCGACACGTTTTCTCCATCTAATAATAGAATCCTTCTTACGATGACTTGTGATAGTCGTGATAGAAGGATACCATTTGTTCTCTGCAACTTCATAGAGTCTTAAACCAGACTTCTTTGTCACAGAATTTATTTCATTAATAGGTTTTGGAGGACCTATTGTTTTAAATACATTTTTAGAGACCAAGATTCACCTTTGAAATTAAGTATTCTCTTACGAGTCCTGATCTAACAATATCATCTATGCCAAATTCAACTGTATCGAATGATGGCATTGTTTGCAAGATCTTCATAAAGTCTAAGACTCCATTGCGTTCATTGCTTTTAATCAAATCAGATTGTGTGTAGTCACCTGAGAAAATAATCTTAGAGTTCTGACCAACACGAGTTATTATACTATCTAATTCGTGAAAGTTCAAGTTACTGAACTCATCAACGATTATTACACAATTATCTAATGTCGTTCCACGTATGAATGATGTAGACCAAAAGGATATTGTCTCCTGTGATCTTAAATTGTCGTACAACATTTCAAACGCAGCATCATCTGGCATCTGAAACATATACTTTACCATATTTTTGTATGGTATTTGATATAAGTTTGACTTGTCCTCGTGATCTCCAGGTAGAAAACCAATCTCTCTCGTAGGTACAAGAGACCTAACCATATATACTTTTTCATATGGAGTAGTAGGTTCTAACACTTCTTTGAGTGCTAGGTACAAACTAATAAAAGTTTTACCAGTACCCGCAGCACCGTGTAAAACTAGATTCTTTCCCTCAGCATAAGACTTGAAGACTATCTCTTGGTTGTCCCCAATAGGTTCGATCACTTTAAGGTGATCCAGATTGATAGGTTTCTTTCTTCTCATAAATTTAGCACTTCTGCTGTTGTTCTGAGATGTTGTCTTTCGCTTTTTAACAGGCATAATTAAGTGTAGTTTGACAAGTTAGCAGTAGGATGATCTGCTTGGATTTTAGACATCACTTCTTTAAATCCATCAGATTGTTTTGGAGTACCATACATCGTTGCAGGTGTTTGATTTCCAAAATACCTTTCCATCTCTGGATGCTCGTCTTTGTATTTATCGAGTTCTGTCATAGACATTTTTAACTCAATAATCTCACCAGTTTCTTTGTTTTTAAAATCGTATGAAGGCATTAATGTTTTCGTAGTTGTTTAGTTTTGTGTCTTATGTATCTGACTTGAACATTAATTAAGTTAAGTCTTGTTCTTATTATAGCATACTTTAGTTCTAGTCTCACGTAGTCTACAAATTTGTAGAACGGATCAAACCCATCAGTAATGGCGATGAGCATTACAACTAGCAAACAAGTATAGAGTGTGTACATTAGTCTATTTTGAGACAGGGTTGAAGATCTCGCCAGTAGTCTTCTTCGGGACAGTCACAATCTTCTTGACACCATCCTAGTGCTCTAGAGATAGTAGGGAAGTTGCAAATGAAATGGTCTTTGCATAATTTTGCAATGTCCATATGCTCTTTTTGTGTACCGTGTCCAGTTCGTAGTTCGATATAATGTATCCAAGAACGAAGTGAACCTGTCATATAGATACGAGTCGGTGTTGCCAATGGCAATACAAATCTCGCACATTCTTTTGCTACACCTTTCTTTAATAGCATAGCATATACATCTTGAGCATCTTTAAATAACTCTCCGATAACACGGTTCATCTTATCTACTTCAACAGGATCAAGATCATCAATAGAGTTTTGACGA